TGCTGATGGCCTTAATACGGCGCATTGGCATTTCCTCGTCCAGGTCTTCCCATTCTTCATCCTTGACGCGAAAAGCAAAGCTCATGCCGTCCATATCTCCCCGGCTGATGGCCGAATAGAGCTTGCTGGCTTCCTCGTTGTTCTCTGTATCCAGCTCAGCCCTCATAAAGAGTCCTTTTTCGTCTACCTTCAGCGTCATGGTGCTGTTGCCGTTATTCCGGCGACTACGGGCCAGTGGTATCTTTTCAGCATCGTGATTAACAAAAAGAGCAACATCAGACATGTCAGTCTTATCGAAGGCCCCGCGTTCAATAACCTCTTTGAACCAGTTACCAATCTGGGTGATGCTGTCAAAAATTGCAGGGTGGCCTTCTATGACCTTCTTGCCATCTTCTTCCGCTGCCCGGAACTCCTGCCCGGAATAGCATCGTAAAATTGTACGTCTATCTTCCTTGGGTTTATTCTTCCCCATCCTTTGGCATCTCCTCTCCTATAGCGTTCTTTATCTGATATTGATCAACAATATCTGTATTAGCGTAATTAAGGGACTGGATGCGGCGGTCACCGCCCTCAAATGGTGGCATACCGTATAACTCAGCCAGCTGGTTGAGTGTCATAAGGCCAGTGGAGGTGGCCAGCTTTGCCAGCTCAGCCTTATCCTTGGCGCTGAAATACTCAACCTTGCTGTAGTATCCCTTGATACGATGTCCCACATCTCTTTCGCGCTGCGTAAACAGATGTGAGCTCATAGCCTGCTCGAACTCCACAATGAAGTCCTCTATACAGGACTGGTAAAAAGCACTGTGCTGGTCACCGTCATAGTCACCGCTCATTATGGCATCACTGATTCCATAACGCTCACGCACAATATCCTTCAGGAACTGCAGTATTTCCTTTGGCACCACCGTTATTTTCTTGTTGATAGGTGTAAAATCTCCGGCAAGGTCGATGGCCACAATACCACTTTTGGAGGATGTTATACGGCTTTCAAAATCATCTGCCTCCTGCTTCAGCTTAACTTGGTCTGCCAAGGTTTTGGCTGTTAATACGCCGTTCAGTTGTAACCCTGCCTTTATGGATGCAGGAAGGCCCTGCAACACTTCATCCAATACACGGAGGGAACGCATGGTGTTTCGGTCATCTACTTGCCCGTTATCGTCACCGCCGCCCATGATAGTGCTTGTGCCGCGTCTCCATCGCAGGTGAACAACTGAATCATATGGCAATGTATCCTCTGTACCATCCCGCCATACAAAACGAATGGCCCAGCGACCATCCTCAAAATGACCTAATTCGGCGTGTTGTGGGTTCAGCGGATAGAATGCTTTATACCGGCGGTACTCCCGCCCCCTGGCATCTTTGACAGGCTCCCATACAGGATAGATGAAGCAGTTGCAATGCTTGCGCCTTAGCCATTCACAGCAACTTAAAAAATCCTTTGTCGTCTGCAAAGGATTTGGCTGAAAGCGGAAAAGACGGCTTATGTCATCATTCTGCCTGATAACACTGTTTTCTGTCAGAACCACGGACATTATTTCGATTTTGCTGATTTCCGTAGCAATACGGTCAATGCAGTTATTTACAAAGTCACTCATGTAGATGTTATTACCGAAGCTGGTAAAAATTGCCCTGCTGTCAGACATCACTTCACTCAGCATCCGAACTTGCTGCCGCCCCCGAAATTTATCCATAAGGTTCTGCAAGTAATTCCAAATCATGTATTCACCTCCTTTGGTGGTGGCACTACTGTTTTCTGCAGGCTCAAATAGTTCGAGCTGAAACGGCTATATGCAGCGTATGCCGTCAGCAGCCCCAGTGTGCCGTCTATTCGGTTTTTGGCCCGGTTCCATACTTTTACCGGCATTTTCAAACCCATGCTATTAAGCTTGAATGCCGTATTCCCCAGACACCACCTGTCTATCTCATTGTTGTTGTAGTTTAATTTTTTGTACGTCAGATCTGATTCCAAGGACGCCATAGGCCCGTTCAGGCTTAGGAAGTCCATCTTTATTTTTTCCAGCACTTCGGCGCCGAAAGCGTCAGACAAGTTATCCTTCAGCTGCTTTGCGTGCCAGTTATCGAAGCCTATTTTAAGCGGCCTGCAGTCCAGATTAACCAGCAAGCTAATGTACCAATCTGATACCATTTCTGGATCAACTTCTGTGCCTGGGCAAATTGTAACCAGCCCCTGGTCGGCCCATGCCCGGTAATTCTTTTGCTCCGGGTTCATGTGGTTTGCATTTTCGTCCATGATGATGGCATCCGCCTTAACCTCTGGAATGAAATACATACCAAGACACTTTTTTTGCAGCGTCCACGGATCAACAAAAACCGCCTTGGCAGCACACAGGTCAGTTGTTTCAGCGTAATCAAAACCGCCGATATAGAACTGTCCTCTTAGTTCCTCGACATCGAAGGTTCCCCGATTGTCGATAACATCTGCACTCAGCCATGCTGCAGCTGTATTCTGCTTGATGTTGAAATCCTTGGCCAGAACAAACGCCTTTGTACTGGCACTCATGCGGGCATCTTCCACCATCCCCCGCAGGAAGCTCCATTTTTTCACTTCTCCCAGGGTAGGGTTTGATTTATACCATGATTTCTCATCGCGCCAGATTTCTTCCTCGCTGTCCTGGGTGTACCAGAATATCAGCAGATTATCCTTTTCGGCTTCGCCTTCCAGTACCTGCTTGGCCAAGATAAGGCGCTCATCCAGATAACCGTTATCCGTAAAGCCCTCAGTGGTTATCTCGATGTATAACGGCTCATCCTGTGTTGACAGGCCCTGTCTTATTGGCATTACCAAGGTATTATCCTTCATCTCGTGGACTTCATCGACAATACCCACTTTGATGTTTTTACCTTCTTTGGCGCTGGTACGTGCTGACAGCTTGCGGATGCTCCCCTTATTCTGGGAACTGAACTTTCCCGTGTTGCTTCTTTGCTTGCGTCCGCCCCAAAAGATACCCTTCTGGTTCCGGCGCGTGCATCGGGCCAATTTTGGCGCCGCCTCTCGCATTGCATCCGTGGCCATATACAGCAAATCAGCCTGGTCATAATCGTTGGATCCGTAAAGAATCTTGGTACCCATTTCCCCACATACCCACTCAGAAAGACTGATGGCGCTGGCAAGCGGGGTTTTGCCGTTCTTGCGCCCCAGCACCAGAATCACTTCCTGGTACTTGCGGATATAACGTCCAAGTTCCTCATTCCAGCGCAATATTGCGAATATGGCTTCTATGATGGCCTTCTGGAACAGAAGAAGCTTAAACGGCTTGCCAGCGAATGGAGCCTCGGAGTGGCGACATTCGCGCTCGATGAAGTTGATTCGCTTCTGGCTCTCCTGAAGGTCAATCTTGTACGCAGGGTTGTCCAACTCGGACACAAGACGTTCCATTTGCACCCGGACATAATAGCCAACGATGATGTCACCTGACTCTATGCCCTGCCAATATTCCCGGATCCAGCTGTGTTCCTCACTCATACTCATCCATCCCCAAATCATCCTCGGAAACAGTAGCCCCAAGCACCCTGGCAAGCTTGAAGATGATATTCGTGTACCCAGCTCTTACCTTTGGCAGCATTCTGGAAACTGGCAGCTCCTTTTGACGGGATGGGTTTGACGGGTCATATTTCACCAGCCCCGACTTGCTTACAACCACATGCAAGCTATCCAGCTCCGTCCTGAGCCTTGCCGCCTCCCAGATAGCACCATCTACCAGGGCCAACTGGTTTTCATCAACAGCTGAAAACAGAGCGCGGATGCGCTCATATTCCGCCTGTTCTGCCTGCGTTCTATTGCTCATACCAAGCTCTCCTTTCGCCTGTTCTTATTTGCTTTCCAAAAAGCTCATTCGGATTCAAAAAAGCTCCGGAAAAAAGTCAAAATTTCGATGCGTATGTTTTCTAGGTGGGGGCGCTGGTCTTGCAGAATAACTGCTGAATGGCGCAGACGGGGGGGATCGTCTGCGAGAATCATTCCTGATATTCCCTAAACCACTTGTCAATATAGCCACACCACTCCTGGCTATGAACGCCCAGAGCCCCCGCTCTTGCTTTCAGCTCATCCGGCTCGCCACCAACAAAGAGCAACGAGGCACCTAACCGCGCCGCCAGCTGCTCGCGCTCTATCTTACGCGCATACCCACCGATGATGTACGCGCTCTCCCACCGGCCTGTTCTTGTGCGCACCTGGTCAATGAGCAGGTCACGCATAGCAAACACGTTGCGAGCAATGTTATCTGGCTTGTCGTGAAGCTCGCACCCTGACACCGCTGCCCAAAGCAAGTCAATGTCGATGATAATGTCGCCACGCTCTGCCAGCTGATTTACGAGAGTTTTTTTTCCGGACAATGGAGGTCCATACACCAGGTAAACTTCTCTGGCTACACTCTGCCCAAAACGCTTATGCTCTTTATCATGGCATTTTTTGCACACAATTTTTATCATGCCCGGATTTAATGCCACATTTTTATCCAGGATATTTCCCGGCGTTAATTTTTCCCGGTGATGGCCTACCAGTTCTGCAGGATTCAGGGTGAAATCTTTCCCACATTCCTGGCAGCAGAAATGTTCTTCCAGAATTCTGGCCCAGCGTAAATCCTGCCAAGCCTTGCTGTTATAAAAGCTGACTGCCCATGGCTTTGCCATTACCAGCCTTCCTCCTTGCTCAATAGCTCTCTTTCCCTGAGCTCAGCCATCTTGCGCTGATACTCAACCTTGTGCGCATCACGCGGATTAAGCTCGAAGTAATCAGACAGCCACCGTAAAGCTTTCATCCGGTCATTCAGCTGAACAATGACAGCTCCATCCTGAGTAGGCTTGATGCTCTCTATCAGCTGGGTATCAACCTCGCTTAAATCGTTCACGCTGTATCTGCCACCCTTGACATTAACGAATTCGCTGATGTCAGCAAAGGCAATACGCATATAAAGCTCCACAATATCAGTGGCTCGAAGCAATATTCCTGCATCCCGCTCATCCTTCATCTGCTGGATGCGCATTCGGATTTTATCATCCTTTAGCAACCGGCAACCAGAAGCAGCGGCCGCCGCCCTCGTACACCCGTACGCGCGTTGATAAGAAGATGTTGCGTTGTGAGTTTGCATATAGTAAAGACAGAACAACCGTTGTCTTTCCTGCTCCCAGTCGAATTTGACCAGTGCTCTCATTGCTTCCTGCTTTTTTTCGCGGTTCTCGATTTGTTCCGGGGTTTCGTGTGTGCGTTTTTTGGTATGCACCTTTTTCTTTTTCTCAACGGAGCGTTTTTGTTTCTTTCTTCCCGGTGATCTATCCCATTGATGTCTGGTCTTCCACGACTTAACCGTGTTGATGCTGACTCCATACTTGGACGCAATATCCTTGTACTTCATCCCAGCCATATAATCTAGCTCAGCCAGCTCCCTTGCAGACATACATAATCACCACTCTCCCTTCTTGATTTTTGTCCTGGCTAAGAAAAGACACGTGCGCTGGAGGATACATATTTCCCGCCTACTTTTCTGCAGCCCGGCTTAAAATTCGTTCGCATTAAATCCACCGCCCGGACAACCTGCCGCCGGCGAAATGTTCTGCATTTGCGCTTGATATAGAAAATCTTGTGCTTTGTACACGCCTGCCGGTCATTGTACTCGCATTCCTCATTGTCGCAATAGACGTTCAATGTATCCACACCACCTTTCGGGCACGAAAAAAGACGCCAGATAAAACCGGCGTCTTCTTTGCAGTCTACAGTCAAGGCTAAATGTCAGCAGTGCCATCAGGAGACACTTCTTCCACGTGATTTAGTATATCACAGTTTTTTCGCCTTGTATGTTGCATCTTTTTTTCGTGGGTTGATTGCAGGTTAAATATTTATGGCATCCGCCCCATAAAGAACCTCGCTGATGCGGGAAACCAATACCTTTCGGTTTCTCCATATCGTGGTTCTCTCACAATGCAGCTCTTTTTCTATTTCCTCCTGCTTCATGTTCTGGAAATAAATCATCGGGATAATCTTGTAATACTCATATTGCTTGATATGCTCCAGGGCTATTTCTATCTCCCGTACTTCCTTGCTGTCGCGGTTCAGTTTCTCTGTCAGCGTGAATATCTTTTCTGCACGCAACGCTTCCAGATCTCTTTCAGGGCTTTTTCCGGTCTTGCTCCTGAAGATAACGATATCGGCCGATTTCCCCATATCCTCATGGGATATATCCTGTATATCAGCCTCGTACCGCTTGATGTTGGCCTTTAATGTTGGATAAGCCCTTAATCTTCTCTCTGTTGCCTGGTATGGCGTACGAGTTGATTTTCGCCCTGCTGTAAAGATTCTGGCGGCCACCCTCTCCATGATCGTCTCTACCTGCTTTAGTTCCTTCTCACCTATTGCCATTTTGCACAGTCTACCTCCCTCATCTTTTCTCTTTGGCTGTTTTCTCGCAGGTATGTTCTCTTTTCTAAAATTCTACTATAAATGTATGCCAGAGTCGAACTTTTGCCTTTGATTTTTGTATTATTATTCCTCTTTTTTTCTTTTGCGAAGGATTATCCGCCCCGCAATCATGGATCTGGTCAGCCCGGTATAACCATATAATTTCCATCCAAAAAGAAAGCTTATCCAGCCAAACTGCCCCGTCAGCTTCCATGGTCTGTTCCAAAGGCTTCCTTCTTTTCCATAGGTCACTTCATACCAGTCACCATTTTTATAATGTACTTCCTTGTCTACCAGCTTGTCCCATTCGGACTCTATTCCGAATAGGAAGAAGGCGAATCCGTAGCTATTGTTGCGGTACAACCATAGGGTTCTGCAGATATACCGCTGGATGCGTTCCTTGAGCGTGAAATTATCGTCCAGGATGATTACGCAGCCTTTGGTTCTATTGTATCTGTCTAACTCTTTGGTATGTTCCCGGCCCGCTTTGTAGTGCTTATCAAAATCGTAACTGAATATCCTTGGAACTCTGGTCTTTACAAACCAATCCACGTCCAAGGTATCATCCCAGGTCTGCCAATACCTGAGAAAACCATGCAGTTCCCCGCGTCCATCCGCGAATGGGGTCACTGCCCAATTCGTCAAATAGCAGAGAATCGTGAAAAAAGTATTGAGTGGGAAATATAAAATCCATTTCATAGTTCATCCTCCAGCCCTATCATAATAACCAGCCCACAAAACAGAGCGCCTATAATAGTCCCTGCAATAAATGTTATCAATGTCCACATTTCTTACTTTTCTCCTCTATGCCATACATTGCCGTCTCCAGAATATTGTTCAGGCTCTTCAGCTCCTCATAATTCAGAACTATTGGACAGCTGTCTAACTGGACACCGGCCTCCATGCTTTGGCCTTGTATCATGCAGCCTGTTTCGTCAATAGCTACCTTAATGGAACTGCCATGGTGTGTTTTCAGGGTATTAATCGTTATCATCTTTTCTTCGTCCTCCCCTTTTCTTCATCCCCTCAATGGTTTCAATGGCTTTATTAAGCCTGTCCATAAGGCATTTGTCCCCTTTCCCCTGCAGGGCCTTTCTGATGGAGTACAGCTCATCCAGAGACAGGTTTATGCCATATCGTGCTCTCAATTTCTTTCCTCCTTCTTTTGATTCATCCTTTGTATATCTATCTTGCCTTTTAATTCCTCTAAAAAAGTATCCAGGTTAATTTGGTTATTATCTGTCACGCTCTCTGCCAATGCCAAGATGGCTTTTGACATGCCATTTATGGCCATTTCCATTGTCGGAGCTTCCTGCAGAGGGCAATCTTTCAGCCGCCCATTTACCGGATCATCATCTTCTTCTCCATTGGCTCCAAGCTGGCATTCACAAATAGCGTATTCATGCCAGCACGGGCAATCTATTACACAATTCTTTGGCATTTCGCCAGGCATCAATAACATATATTTTTCCTCCTGCTTTTCAGCTGGCAGAGCCATTACAGCCCACAAGTTGCTAAGTGATTTTGTTGTATGCTGTGGAGGTGTTTTCACCTACCTTTACTATATTTTCTTGTGGGCTCTGGAAGCCCTACCAGCTGTATTTTTATTTTTCGACCATATCTGTTACCTTGGCCCCGCAGCTGGGGCAATATGCCCCTATAGCGTTCATAGGCGGGTAGCTCGAAATGTACAATATTCTTTCACAGCGGGAACACTTAACTTTTGTGCTATCAAGACACAGCCACTTTGTTTCCTTTTGTGGCTCCGGTTCTAATGTAAAACATGCATCTAACAGCATCATCCCAATTTCTTTGGCTTCTTCCTTTTTGAATACCGTATGAAAACCAGATGCTTTCATATCATTCCAGCCGATGTCAAATACCACTTTCCCATCTTCCCCGGCACAATGAACGTAATCGCCTAAAGCTGTCTCTATTTTCTTGTCATATTTCTTTCGGTCCCTTCCAGGCGTCTGGTCTGCCGGATCTGACATACGTTTTGGGTTTAACACTACTTTTTATCCTCCTTTTTGACTTCCCATATCTTCAGAACATAATAAACCTTGCCTTTTTCTGCTCCCCAGTCGCTATTGCCCTTGCTGATTCTCATTGAGCAGAGCACCTGAAGCGATGGGCTTGCGTGCGAATATCCATTGCGCAAGCGAATCCAGCGTTTGTTTTCCCACACTGGAAACCCGGTACGTTTCAAAAGGCCACATCTCTCAAAGCGCACTCTGTAATACTGCTTCATTTCCCGATATTCTTCCTTTTTCTCGCCGGATAATATCATGTTGAACCATTTTCTTTTGATTGGCAGCGTGAGCATTTATATTTTCACCTCTTTGACATTATCTACGGTGAAGAATGTCGGATAATGCCCATTTGATTGGGCCCATAGCCTAAAACCTCAGTCAGCTTTTCGGCGAGTTCGTTTTCTTGTTCTTCTGTTACATCATCAAGATAGCCCACACTGTAATCGCCAGCTTTATCATAAGCATCATCTTGAACGGCCTCAATGACGCTATTCACGTTTACGTTAGGCTCATATGTTGTACATTCGCCAATATATACATATTCCCAACGGTCATCTTCCCACTCATCAGCGTTTGCATCTTTAGCGTTTTCCAGAGCTTCTTCATAAGAATTAAAAGGCCCTTCAAATTCTTCGCCATTGAAAGAATACGCGTATTTTGTGGCAGGATTTAAGCCGTTCCATGCGTCAATAGCTTTGTTTTCCTCTGCGCCTTCTGAACGAACCGTTCTAAAGCACTCATTACAAGTTATCATGTGAACCTTATTATCATAATCATACATACTGGTTATGTCGGATGAGCCACAGCGGCACGGGTTCAATTTTTTGAATAAATCGTCTGGTATTATTCCCATTCTGTTACCTCCCAGCTGATGGAGCTGGCAAAGCCTGCAAACGATTTTAAGGAGTGTCGGGTAAGTTTAATTCAGTCTGACAGTAATTATATGCTTGTGTGTTTATCTATCAACGAAGAGGGTTGTTTGCAGGCTCAGTCAGCCCCACCATATTTTATTTTTCTATTCGCAGCCTTCAGCATAACTATCCTCATGCTGGCTATCCAAAAACGCATCTAGCAGTTCCCGGAGTTTTTCTGCTTCTTCAGATTCCAGGCGCACGCCCAGGCATCTCCGCCCCTGTTTGGTTTCCATATATAACCTGTTATCAGTTTGCATGAGCGTCAATTTGCCCCCGTTTTGAGGACTTATGGCAATTATCCAGCGTACTTTTGGGGCACCTTCCTGGTTAAGCTCCTGAACTAAGCATAGAGCATCATCTCGGTTTGTCATAAATCCATATTCTTTTATGTACTCAAGATTTTCGGGCTTTAATGGTTTAGCAGCGTCTATCAGCCTGCCAATTCTATACATCAGCTTACCGCCAAGATACTCATTTATTACTTGCCACTTGCCTTTTGCCATTCTTCTTTTCCTCCCTTCGGATCCAGGCATCTTCCATTATGCTTAAAATATGGCAGTCGCCTTCTGCTCCTTTATATCTGCACTTTGGAACATGGCTACATTTGCAGCTGATTTCTTTTGTCTTGAACTTATGTAGAAGCTCATATAGTAAATCCAGCTCTTGCTCGTCCATGGACGCCCCTCCTTTATCCTATCCATTGCACAGGCTTACCATTTATGTACATCGTTCCACGCTTCTGACTAGCCGGTTCAGTAATTGGTTTAGTAATTGGTTTAAAATTCTTTTCAAACTCTTCTGCTGTGGATGAGCCACAACCAGCCAAGTGCGGCATTTCTAGCGTGACTTTTATTTTCTGTCGTAGCGGTAATATTATAGCTCTGGGCTTCCAGGGTAAACCTTTAATGATAGCCCTGATAGCTCTTATTTTCATGCGCCGTCTGGTATTCATAATAATCACTCCTCTACTTCATCAAACCGATACTTGGCAATATACTTGCCAGCTCTTACCCAGATAATACGTGGGCAGTTATGGTACCTTTTGTTGTCGTCCCAGTCGTCATACTTAGTGATATCTACTGGTAGGTTGTGCTCTTCCTCGCATCGTTCTGCAGCTTTGGCCTCGGAAAAGACCCTTCCGCAAATCTCACATGCATATTTCTCAACTATCTTCATTGTCTCTCCTCCTTTTGTATAGCGGAATTGTTTGCCAAGCTTTCCTGTTCCATGCCCCTATGGCTTCTTTTTCGCTTTCATACATATTGGTTTGTCTGCCGCATTTTATGCATGTTACCCAATATAAGCTGCCTATTTTTATAGTACGGTGAACTATTGGCTCACTATCTCTACATTGGCAGGGTTTTAAACTATCCATTTCCTCCCCTCCTAGAACGGTATATCATCATCCGGTACCGGAGTGCCGCCGAAACCGCCAAGGTCATTCTGACTATTGCCACCAGCTGGGGCACCGCCGCCCCCATGGTTGTCCTTCTTGCTGCCACAGAACTCTACCTCGGTCAAAATAACCTCTGTCACATATCGCTTGGAGCCGTCCTGTGCATCATAGCTCCTGACCTGCATCCGCCCCTCAACAAGGACCTCTGAGCCTTTTATAAGATTATTGGCCACTATCTCTGCCAGCTTTTCCCAGGCAACGCATGGAATAAAATCAGCAGTTGGGACTTGGTTGTTGCCGTTGTTGCTGTGTCTACGATTTACCGCCAAGGAGAAGCTGGCTACAGCTTTGCCACTGGTGGTGTACTTAAGCTCCGGATCACGGGCCAAACGGCCCTTCAGTATTACTTTATTCATGCCTTACTTCTCCTTACGCATTTTTTCTCTATAAAACGCCTACTCAGATATAAATTTATATTTTCAGGAGTCCATTCAAAGCCCGGCACCTGCGCTATAGGTTCCCCGGCCTTTCTCACTCCATGGCTGTAATACTCATATCTTTTGGTATATACATACTCTGGTTTTTCTGCTTTCTTCGCTGATTTAGCTGATTTTACAGGCTTTTTTGCCTTTGTCTTAGCTGCCATTCTTACCTCCATAGTGTTTTTTGAGATATTCCTTTATCAGGTCGCGTATTTCTGTACTGTTAGGGCCATTATGGCGCCGAAAATGACACCTATCGCACAATGTTGCGCCTTTTTCTTCTTCGTCAGATTTATCCGCCCCACAGGGTTCATGGTGGAATTTCTTGCCCGGATCCACCCAGGCTCCACATATGATACATCTGTCATTATCGCGTTCATGTATTGCCTGATTGAGCCTGGCTAAAGCTTTGCCCTTTAGCCGGACTCTTTTGGGCTTGGAAAACATCATTTATTCTTGCCGCCCATAACAATATCAGACTGGATGGCGTGAGATACATCCATGACCATGGTGGCGCCGCTATCCCCGGTTACACATATCTTCAATATTTCGTCCCCAGACTTATTGAATACTTTTACCCATTCATCATTAGGATCCTTCTCGTATTCCAGCCTTGCAATATCTTCTCTGGTATGCACATAAGCCTCACCCAGCTTCTTGATAATCTCGAATTGATGCAGCCACTCTATTCCCTGCTGGTTGCACTCATTCCGGCGATAGTTGGTAATAAGTGTCCCCAAAAACTGCAGCTTAGGGTTGAAATACTCCTTCACTGTCTCCAGCTGACTGAGCAAGCTATCTATGCCATCAAAAGTGAATTTGTCAATTTTGGCAGGAACTATCAGATAGTCACTGGCCGTTAATGCGTTCACCACGCACATGCCAAGGCTTGGGGCGTTATCTATGAGCACATAATCATAGTCGTCCTTTACCTGGCATAAAATCTCTTTCAGGCGTACTTGCTGAGGAACCGTGCTGTCCATGAGCACGGCCTTTTCTGCTTCAGCAAGGCTTAAATTGGCAGGAATAATATCAAAATTCTCATAACTGGTGTGCTGGATAACATCTGCAGCTGTAACCGTGCGCTTCATAACATCGGTCATGCTTGGTTTTTCATATCCATACTTGCCAAAAAACTGTGAGCAGTTCCCCTGTTGGTCATTGTCCACCAGCAGGATCCGCTTATTGTGCTCTGTTGCCAGCAGATAGCTGACGTTTATGGCGGTAACGGTCTTTCCTACACCGCCTTTTAGGTTAGCAATGGTCAATACTTTCATCTTGTACCTCCTGATTTGACTGATAGGCTGTTTTTCAAGCTACCCATCTCGTTCATAAACTGCGTGCTGGTACGGGTAACCATCCACGGTATAGCCGTTATAGCTGAGTGCCTTTACCAGATGATAGCCCTTTGGCGGGGTCATATTATCGCTGTAGGTATCAGCACTCTTTATCTGCTTTTTGACCGGCTTGGTTCGGATCAGATTCTGGCTGGGGCAAATGCGGCTTCTTTTTGCTCTTATCTCTGCATCCAGTGTCTTGGTATCGCCGCCCTCCTGAAGGAGCTTTGCCTTTTCATTTAGTTTGGTGGTGATAACATCTTCCTTGGTCATATAGGCAGCCACCTTTATGGCATCCATGGCCTTGCCTTCATATGGCTGAAAATGACAGTCACCCAATGTCCAGGCCTTTTCCAATGCCTTTTTCATAGCCGGGAAAAATACCCCCGGAATTGTTGGCAATAGGATATGGCCATGGAGCCTCCCCCGGCCACAGATGTTTTCATGTACTGCAATGTACTTCAACTCCTTATTGTGCTTCTTAAAAAATCCTCGGAGCCTTCTTATCATCTTTTCATACTCAGCCTTGAATCTATCAAGGCTTACTACTTCCTTCAGCTTGAAGGATATCCACCAGTCTCCTGGCTGGAAATTGTCCATGATCAATCTGACCAGCTTCTCCGTTCTATGTCTTAGATTGATTTTCTCCTGGAGCTCTGTGGTTTTCCCGGTCCTTTTTTTGCGTCTCTCCCTAGTGACCGGATTTCGTGGCATCATCCTCATGGAATGGTACTTATCCTTGATGATGAAATCCCCGTTTCGAGACTTCCATTTTTTCTCAACATACCCCATTCAAAAGCACCTTTTTTTGTTAATCTGAAACCCCTCTAAAATTGCATAAATACTCAATTTTAGAATCCTTTTAGTCGAAATATTAATTTTTTAAGCAGGACTTACAAGGGGCTTTTCTGCCCCTTATTTAAAACAAATATTCTGTTAAATTCTTCGCCACTATTCTGTTATTTCACGAAAGTTTGTGCTATAATCAAAAAGGACGACATGAAGTCCAAAAATACCATGCAGATAGACAATGTTCTCATTGTCGGCTCCCAGAGTGCCAGCTCTGGGAGCTTTTTTTATTCCTCAACATCTTTCTTTTCCTCTGCCTGCTTCTCTGCTTCATCAAAGTTTAGTCTACCCTGAGCGCGGAAGCCATCAATGTAGTTGAAGCATTCCTTCTGCAGATCATCAAGAATCTCTGCAAGCTCTCCTTTTCTTAGGATGTCGCTGGTAAACCCATCGGACACATAAGGTGTTACCAGGTTGGCCATTCCCTCTGCTTTTGGTGTAAGCATGTCAGCTTTGATGCATACATAGCGGATTTTCTCTCCTTTTTTGCTCTCAATGTATTTGAAGCAGACCTTCTTAATGTAGCTTCTCTTGGATATCAGCATCAGACCATCACTGAAATTGAATACAGACTGGAGAAGGAGCGTCAGCTTCTGCATCTTCTCCAACAGTTCCGGTGCAGGTGGTTCTGTACCAGTCATGCGATACTTGTCCGTGGTTACATCTTTCGTATCTCGCCAAACAAAGTTCAATGATGAACCGTATGAAAAATCTTCTAATATTCTCACTTTATCCTCCTCATGCTTGCTGAAGCTATTGGGTACCGGCACCGCCACAGCGTTGGAATAAAGAAATCGCAGCCAATCACACAATGCTCTTGATGAACCAATGATTGGTGCTTTGGACACCAAACGCCGGAATGAACACAGCACCCGCAAACCTTGCATTCAATGTCCTCTAAGGCTGGTAAGTCTCTATGCATCCGCAAAGAATCATCACCACCAATACTATCCCTGGCACAATGGCCCACTCGACCAATGTATCCCAGTTGTGAGCCTTATGCTGCAATTGGGCCAGCTCGTACTTTTTCAATGTTATCCCTCCTTATGAGGCTTTCGCCTTTTCGGCTTCCTCAACCTCATGCACGATGATTTCTACATTCTCATGTCCATCCTGTTTTGCCTTCTGGCGGTACAAAGCCGCCATGATGGTTTCCCGGAGTCTTTTGTCTTTCATGGGATTGCTCCTTCCTTATGCCAGCTTTGCCAGCTTTTTCCTTTCATCATTCATCTTAACCAACTGGTTCATGGTTGCTGCGCCCTCAATGGCGTTTGCGAAAGCCTCAACCTGATCTGTCTCCAGCTTCTCCAGAGCTTCCACAACTCTTTTGGCCTGATCAAGCTTCTTCTTGTAGCCTTCATCTAACTGCTTTTTGATTTCATCCATCTTATTCACCCCTTCCTTTTGCCTTTGTTTAGCTCACGGCATATGGCTTCTGCCAGCTTTATATCTCTTGTGAAAGGATTGCCGTTTTCATCCTTTGCATATATTACATTGCCGCCATGCAGTGGCTCGGATGGATCAATAAGCCGACCCACCCTATAAACTTTTTTCCCGCCTATAAAGGATGTAAAAATTTGATATTTTCCATTCGTCATATCTTGCCCCCCTTGAATTCTTTGAACAAATATTTTATGTGGTATACTAGCCCTTGCCACCTCCCCACCATGGTATAATGTTGCCGGAAGGGAGGTGAAAAAATGACTAAAGTATCAATTCACTTTACAGACGGCGAAGTTATTTCTTTGGAAGATGTTACTGCCATTAACACTTTCTATAAGAAAACCTCCGCAATCTATACCGATGATAATATTGCCAAAGTCCCAATTAGGAATGCTCTTACATACTTATTTGAATCTGCTACTCGCAAGCTCAGTGTTTCCGGCGAACAGATTAAGTATGTCGAATTTACCAACCAGTAAACTCTCCTTGTCCATGGACTACTATGCGAAGCCTATAGTCTCTGTAGGTTTCGCATATTTTTTTGATTTTTTCTTGCAGTTCCTCATCAAGAACATTGTCAACTACGAGCTCAATGACCAATTCCGACATTTGATTCCCCTCCTTTCCTCTCTGCTTTCTTTTTGTGTTTTTATGTATTCTGTTTGTAAACATATTACTACACAAACAGAATGAAATCAATATACTTTTTTAAAAAACTTTACAAACAGAATTTTATATATTATGATTTGGGTGTAGGAGGAATCTATATGGAAAAGATAAACGAGCGATTTTATCAAATAAGAAAAAGTCTCCATCTTTCACAGGCTGATATGGGGAATGCTATTGGAATTTCCGCGTCAGGAGTTTCAAATATTGAAAAGGGTATTCGCAGTGTAACCAAAAAGCACGTTCGTTTGCTTTCTGCGACTTTTAACGTGGACGAGTCGTGGCTGGAAACTGGTATGGGTGAAATGTTCTGTAAGAACGATGATAATATCATCAGCCAGCTTACCGATGAATATAAGCTGACCGATTCGCAGGCTGCACTTATTCGTAGTTTTCTATCTTTGAATAATGAGCAAAGAGAAGCAGTTGTAACTGCTGTATGTAACGCCGCCAAGGCTATCGAAGAAGCCAAGGCTGGCGCGTCCGAGAAAGAATCAAAGATTCTTCATCAGAGGCTGGATGAAGAATTATATGCTTCAAAAAGGGCGCCATCAGCATCCACCTCTGGAAGCTCCGGCACGGACGTTGCTGAGGAAAAAGACGCATAGCAAAAGGCCGCCCACAAGGGACGGCCTTATTTTTATTTATATTTATTTAGGAGGTCATAATTATGAGCAATCCAATCGAAGAAGCACAAAAAAGGGAAAAGAGAGGAAACATCGGATGTGGTATTTTTGTCTTGGTTTTTATTGCGTTGATAGTCTACTGTTTTGGCGATTCAGATAAAAGCCAACCTCAGCCACAACCAGCACAGCAACAGGTACAGGAGCAAGCAGCCGCGCCGCCAGCTGAAGAAAAATCCCAGGACGATAAAGTATGTAACACCGCCGGACTGGGAGATAAGGCGGAACGCTGGGCAAGCGACCACGAACTGACCAAAGACAACGGCATGATGAAGAATTACGGCAAGGATAATTCCTTGAATGTGGTTTTCCTTGATAATGTTGCTTCCACTATTACCTTTGCAGCCTCCAAGGATTATAAATTTAACCCTCTTATCAAGGATATGCTGCCTAGTGATGCTGTGGTGGAACCAAGCAAGCCTGATGATTCTGACGCTATGCTTACTAAGTCTATTGCTAAGGGCCATAGTGATAAACTGGCAAAGGTAGTTCCTAGCTCCAAGGGTGACTTCACTATTATAGAGGTATATGATAAGAAGTCCGGCAAATATCTCCATACTGTGGTAGACTGCACCCCAAGCATTCAGTAAAAGCATCATACAGTTGCTGCAAATTATGCAATAACTGCAAAGAAATAGGGCCCGATGCCTTACCCTTACCAAAATAAAGCACCGAACCCTATTCCCTTTTTCTTCAGTCAAACCATTCAGAGAATATTCTGAAAAAGATTCGCGAGAAAAACAGCCTAGATATATTATACATCCTCCCGCGAATCTTGTCCTTCGGTCAAAAAAGATTTTGGGAGGTATTTTTATGTCTATTATTAAGCGTGCTGCATTGTATATACGGGTAAGCACTGAAGAACAGGCCCGTCATGGTCTGTCTCTTGGAGAACAACGCCGTGACCTGGAGGAATACGCCAAAAGAAACAATTATGCCGTGGTGGGCATATATGCTGATGAAGGAACATCTGCCCGAAAAGCAATTCACAGGCGAAAAGAATTACAGAGGCTCCTAGATGATATTCGCGCCGATAAGATAGATATTGTTGTCGTAAAAGATCTGGAACGCTGGATGCGCTCCGTTAGAGATTTTTATAGAGTGCAGGATATACTGGATGAGCACAATGTTGGCTGGGAGTGCTCGCAGGATAGATATAATACCACCACCGCCAACGGAAAGATGCAGCTGAACATGCGTCTGGCTATTGCACAGGACGAATCGGATCGGGACAGTGAGCGTATTAGATATGTATTCGAGGGGAAAAAGAAGCGGAAAGAAGTCTTATCGTGGGCCGTTCCACAAGGTATGTCGATCGTTAACAAGCATGTTGTGTTTAACGAGCGTGCTGATATGATGCGCGATATTTTCAATCATGTTTATAACGGCGGTACCGTGCGCTCCTGTATCACTCTTGCCCATGAGCGATATGGCGTAAAACTATCTTATATGATGGTACGCCGTTCCCTTGCCAATCGGGCATATATTGGGGAAATGTATGGCGAGCCTAATTATATTGAGCCTATGATACCGCTGGATGTGTTCAACAAAGTCCAGGCACGGTTGGAGAAATACCAGAAAAGCTACCGTAACCAGACAAACAGTGATTGCCGCGTATACCTTTTTACCGGGCTGATAAAATGTCCTTATTGTGGCCATGCTCTTACTGGATACCGTGGAGACAAAAAAGCCGATGGTACCTATAGTTCATTTTTTTATCGTTGTAATGTGGCTAACAATAACACCAACCATCACTGTAATTATTATCGTTGCCTGTATGAGTTCAAGGTCGAAAATTTTCTGCTTGAAAACATCCAGAAGTTGCTTTCGGGCCATCTTTATCATGTAAAGCAACATCGGGTAAAAAAAGCCAAAAATCGGTCAGAGCTTACCGCCGAAAATATTGAAGCAAAGCTAACGCGCCTGAAGGATCTGTATGTAGATGGACTTATAGACAAAGCTACTTATCTGGAGGATTACAAGAAGCTCCAGCAGCAGCTCGTTGAGATAACACGCCCAGAGAAACCGCTTACCATGATTACACCGGAGACTCAAAGTTTTATTTCTTCAGATGATTTCCGCGAGCTCTATCAATCTTTAACACGTGAGAACAAAAAGAGCTTTTGGCAATCAATCATAAAGAACATAACCTACGAAGATACCCCCGCAAGCCATGGGAAAGGCGGTGTTTATGATTTCCAGGTGGAGTTCTATTAAAATGCGAAAAATACCCCCCACAATTTTACATCACCGGCTGCCATAATCGGAGGAGGAAGTGTGCCGAGACCGGGGGAGGTAACACTGAGCCACAACGGTGTTTTGTTTCTGGATGAGCTGCCTGAGTTTGCAAAGGCAGTGCTTGAGGTGCTTCGTC